AGAGCAGAATCTTGTGAGCGAACAGTGGAGCCATTCTTGTGATGGTCTTCGTGATCTTAGCTGTGGGTGATTTGATTCTGTGGCTCTCATCGACAACAATGGTGTCGAATCCGGCTGCCTGAATTGCGGGCATGAACTTTTCGAGCGATTCATAATTCACTGTCGCGATGTTCACGCCTGTGAGATCTGGCATCCCATTCTTTGCGAGCTCCGCTGGGATGAGCTCCTTTGATTTGCCCTTGAAATAATCTGGGAAGAATTTTTCAGCTTCCTGCACCCAAGTGCGTCGAACGACTTTCGGCACGACAACAAGAACGCGCTTGTTGTTTCCTGCAACGTAGGCGAGCGATTGGAGCGTTTTGCCCAATCCCATTTCGTCGCCAATCAGTGCATTGCCATTAGCTTTCTCAAGGAATCGCACTGCCTCATTCTGATAAGGAAACAGCTTAAATTCTGGATTCATCTTCGCTGAGACGTGCGGAATAGGCAATCTCAATTCAGCTTGTCTACGCTCTTCTTCGCGGATTGCTTCATCAACTCCGCCTGTGACGACTCGCCATTCTGGAAACTTCTCCTTGAACTTCTCCATGACTTCTTGAACAAGTTCGAGCTCGTGAGTTTCGCGGCTCTTTTGATTTGGATTGTATTCCATGATGCCGCTGATTTCTCCACCGCGATTGGAGAAGAAGTTGACGACCTCTGGATCGTATGGATGGAAAATGCTGAATTTTCCATCTGGATCACGCCTAATCGCGAGCACCTTATTTGCTCTGCGATTCTTAATTGCTTCGATAACTTGATCGACGCTCTCTGGAGCGGGAGCAGGACGTGAAGTTGGAGAGCTCGCGGGAGCCGGAGAGCCTGCGGGAGATTCTGGCATTGGCTCTGGAGCACTCTCCAACTGAATCCCTATCTCGTGCAATTTGTTCCCATATTTATTCCAATCGAATCCGGCTTCACTCTCGCGTGGGATAAACCACACGAATCCACCATTCTCGTCACGCGCTCCTTTCAATCCAAATTCACGTTGGAGTGCGAGGTATTTGTTAAACTGCTCTTTGCCGAGTCTTCCATCTGATTTGAGCGGTAGCTGGATTGTTTGCCATCTTGGATGACGCACTGGATCAACAATGTGCATTGTTGCATCGGATAGACCTGTGTGCTCGTATTGCTCGGCTCCGAACGCATTAGAGAGCTGACGTTTGTATTTCTTTAGAATTGATTTCAATTGCGGAATGTATGTCTTCCGCTGCTCTGGAGTCAGGTTTCTAAGTTCCCAAGCGAGATATGACCACCGCTGTTTATCTATTTTATTGAATCCGGCATCATTCCGTTCTTGAACCAAATCTATCCCGTCGAGGTGTGAGCCCATTTCCATGAGCGAATCGATCTTTCCGTCGTCGTCGTAACGATGCTTCTCTTTTCCAGCATCGTCGTAAACGTAAACGGTGCGATTGCCCTTTTGATATTTGCGAATGTAAAGATGCGGCCCAGGTCTGTCTGACTTCAGAAGCTCGTCATCAATACAAAGCCCCATGTCAAAATTGAGAGACTTTAAGGCAAGAAACTTATCCTGCAATGAATTGCCAATGATCCAATTCAATTCACTTTTGATGTCAAAAGTAAAATCATTTGATGATTTCATTGATATCCGCCTTTAAGTCTTCAATCATGGTGTTAAATTTCTTATTCCAATAATCTAGCATCTCTTTTTGAGCACGATAGTGCGGCTCGCGAGATTCGAGTGGTCTCTTTTGACCGCGCTTCCGAATCTCCACATCCAGTTTCGAACCTGCAATCGCTTTAATCAATTCTGGTCTTTTGGCGTCAAATTCTTCTTGTGATTCTGATTCAACCTTCAGCTTCACAGCTCAAGCTCCTTGAAGAACGCTTTCACCACGGCTGGGACTTCTTCAGGCTTCTTTTGCTGTGGCTTCTGTGGCTGCTGTGGCTCACCACCGCCTTGGAGCTTATCAAGCTCTGCCTGAAGCTCTTCCATGCTCATATTGTCATAATCTGGCTCTTGTTCATCTCCGGCATCTGCTTGTCCATCTGGCCCACCTTCGGGAGCTCCGCCCTGATCTGGCCCACCTTGAGCTCCACCTTCGGGAGCTCCGCCCTGATCTGGTGCTTGCTGGTTCTGCATCATCTGACTGATGAAGTTGATCAATGATGAATCCAGAACCACATCGCCAAAGCTCTTAATCTTGTCTGCCTCTGGCAACGGCTCCAAATCGTGCTCTGCACGAATCTCATTGATCGTCTTGAACGTCTTTGCCTGCTGAACGGCTTTGTCGAGGTCGTCTTTTTCATTGCTTGCATTGAGGCCGACGAATTCGATATCGAAGTTGGGGTCGATTCTGTGGACAATGTAATCGTTCAACAAGCCCTGAATAAAGATAAGCATTGGACGCAAACCCTTATCCTGCGAGAACGCAATACGCTCGCCCTGATTCCCTTGTCCCAATCCGCCAGTCGATGCTCCTTGGCCTGAGCCTTGTCGAGAGATATCGAACCCGATTTCAATTGGGTCAATCTGGAAAACACCACATATTGTCTTAATGCAGTATTCCATCCACTTGCCAAATTCCATTTCACGGTTGGTTGAGTGAAGGCTTTGCCAGTTGAGCTTACCGTCTTTGCCGAGTGCCATGATCGGAGTACGCCAAGCGTTGTTTACGCCTGTGACCTGCTGATACCACTGTCGCCTGAATGCCTCTAGCTGGTCTGGTGGGACTGAGCCTTCAAAGGTCAAAATGCCCTTAATAGAAGAGCCCTGCGAGAAGAATTTGCGGTTGTATGTTTCAGCATTCATATGAGATGTGATCGTTGTGATCAACATTTCAATTTCGCTGAATCCATATCCATATGACGCGATATCGGTGCGCGGATTTCTAACACCGAAAGCCATTTCCCATTCATCAAACACATGACGAACCACGCCTTGAATCACCTGAGCGTAGCGCGGATGACGTGGCTTGAATTCTTTGAATTCTTTCTCTGTGCCCGTTGGATGAATCACTGATAAATCGTAAGAATTGCTCAATCCTCTTGACTGTTCGAGGGCTTCTTTTCTGTCTGGAATGACGCGAATTGTGGAAGCATCCACCGCCATAAAACTATAAGGACGGCCATCGTTTCTGGGGGTGACTTCAAAACACGCTTGATCGAACGTGAGACTGTCTCTCACGAGCTTGCGAAGAAATGTTTCAAAGTTGTCCCTACGCTTCATCTCTGGAGTGTCATCGAAGTTCTCTGGGACACCGCATCCCATGATGAACGTCTCGATCTCCTTCATTTTCACTTCGTCTTGTTTAGACGGCTTGCCCTTCTGGTCGCGCATCTTGATCTTGAATCCGACCTTGTATTTATCCACTTGTGGGACTGCATAAGCGGCCACTTGGTTGATTCGAGTTTGCAGGACTGCTGCGACTACCGGATCGGCATATGTGATTTGACGGCATTTTGAATAATCGAGAATCGAGTATTTCTCTTTGTAACCATACGCGACTTGGCCGTAGCTCCACGGATCAACCAACGATGCCTTTGGGTCATACGATGTTTGTTCTGGTGTGAGGATTCCGGCTTTTACTAGATCATGACGCAAGGGAACAATTTCTTCCCGAACAAACTCGATTGACTTGCTGAGTGCATCGCGAACGATTCCCATTGAGAAACCCCTTCAATCTTTTTGTTGTTACTCGCCAGCGGTAACTGACACTTTGCCAGTCGCTCCGGCATCTGCAACAACTCCGCTCGAATCATTTTGACCTTCGAAGTAGCCCTTCATCATTTCGATGACGGCTGCATCTGTCGGTGACTGAGCGTGAATCTGTACTCCACCAACGCTGGTGTTGCTCTTCTGGAAGTCTGGAATGTTTGGGATAGAGCGATCTGGTGGCGGCATAATCGTGCTGGTCTGTGCATCGACGACTGGAGCTGACTTGGCCATCCCTGGAACTTTGGTAGCTCCACCGAATTCTCCGCGCTCGTATGCTTCTTTGACTTGCTGATCCATAGGCTTGTCAATCATCGACGCGCCTTGCTCAGTAATGTTGCCGAATGGAGTCGTTTGACCCATGTAAGCGGATTCACCTGCTGTAACGAATTTTACGAGAGCCTGCTGATAGCTCTGCGCTTGGTATCCAGCGTTCTGGCTTTGCACATAATCTGCGTTCGCATTGAGCATCTGAGTCGCTGCATCTGCGATTGGATTGCCAGTCGTGTTGCCAAAATCGAAAATCATTCCACCTGGGCCCATCGCCTTGATGAATGATTTCTTGTATCCGCCCTGCGGCCCCAACTTTCCTTGACGCTCCATCTGAAGTGCGATTGCGACCGCCTGCTTCTGTGGCTTGCCCTCACCGACGAGTTTAGAGATCTTCTTGCCAACAGGTGTCTTTCCCTTGCTCATGTTTCCGCATTTATCCACATCGCTCTCGTGCTCTTCTTTTTCTTTTTTCAAGAGCTTTTTCATTTGAGCATGATCTTTTTCGTGCTGATCTAATTTGCCATCGTGATTATAGTCTGTCGCCATCTTTCCCTTCATGACGCGCT